ACTGCACAAAATGCATTAGATAGAAAAAATATGATGCATAATTATAGTATACCAGTCGAGTTAATTGATACGTAAAATTATAATTGTATATATGATAATAGGATATTTCCTATTATCATATATAACATATTTTATTTGAATGGAGATATTTTATTATGAAATATAATGAAATAAAAGGAATGAACCAATGTGGTATAGATGGTTTACCAGAAAGATATAATGATCATGTATTGGTCTTAGATAAACAATATACAGTAGGATCATTATATAAAGAATTACATGAAGAACATATAGAACAAAAAGTAATTAGTTTATTCTGTATTAAAGATCAAAATCATAATGATATTGCATATAAAACAACTTTTCCTAAAAATAAAGATTTATTTGATCCAGAAAAGTATAAAGATATTTTAGATATACCAGTAGATGATTGCACATATGAAGAAGTTAGTTTCAATGGTAATTTTAAAAAAAGATTGTATGTTATAAATAGAGAACCAGATAAATATGGTAGTCTAATGTTTAGTAAAGAATTTGATAAATATGCTAGTAGTGATACATCACATATAATATATGCACTTTATGGTGATAATATCTAAAATTATATATTCTAATAATGTAAAAAATTGAAAGGAGATATTTTATTATGCCAAGAAAGAAACTTGAAACACCAGAAGAAGAACTTGATATCAAAAAGGAGGTAAAGAAGGAAACATTCATAACACGTTGGTTCAATGATTATGCAGTTAATAACAAAGAAGAAATGAAAATTATTTGCGAATTAACTGCAAGATCTGTATATGAACAATTTACATTATATGTAGAATCAAAGAATTATGAATTATATGCAGCTGTATTCTATGCAACTTTTACAACAATTCTTGATTTTCTTAGGGGAAAAGAAAATAAGTATAATAATTTTACTATTGAAGTTGCTAATAGCATAAATATAGGATATAGTAATAGCACAAATGAGGACAATGAAAAAGTAGGTAACTTTATGCCTATATTGGAGTATATAGGTACAAATATGAAAGTTGTTGACAATAGTCCTGAATCTGAAAAGAAAAAGGATGTTAATAGAACAAAAACGAATTGCATGAGATGGAAACAAATTAATGTTAAACAAAATATCAATTTCGTTTCAGAAATACAGGAAACTGCATATGAACGTATCAAGAAGGAATATAGAACTGATATGAGAACATCAGAATGTGTAATTCCTATATTCTGTATATTCATGGATAACATTATTCATGTTATCAAATTAAAATACCAAGAATTGGAAGGCACAGATGTATCAGAAGTGTCGATGAATGTATTAGGATTATTTGATATATATTATTCTTTTAATTCAGAAGATAATATTGAAATTATAGAATTCCAACCTAATATAAGAATGAAGTTGGCATTGAAAAATGATGTTGCAGCTGGAAAGGATGAATAATAAAAATAATGAATAAGAAAATGAAATATTCTACTAGAACGAGAGAAAAAAATATATTAAGTAAACTTGGTACAGTTGTTCTAATGTTAGTTGTATTATGTATAGGATTTCTACTTATATCATGTATGACAAGTTCAACTGTAAATGCCTTTGGATCAAGAGGCAATAAAGCAGGAAACACTTTTGATATGACATATACTTATGATAAAGCTTATATCAATACTTTCGATGGTAAAATTGAAGTTGATGTTAAGAACTGGAGAGAATGGGACGACGGAGAAGGGTTAGTAGAAGTAATATCTACAACAGGAGTTCACTATTATACATCATATGAAAATGTTATACTGATTAATTCTGGTAAAAATTAATATAAAGGGAAGGTATATACCTTCCCTTTATTTTTTGTATTAAATTACATCCATTTATCATACGGAAGATCCAAATGAAATGTGTCTCTAGCTTTTTCTAACCATGTTTCCTTTTTATCCTTTGCATTAGCATAATCATCTATTTCCAAATTTAAATTTCCATGAGCAGATGGAATATTTTTATATCTTTTTAAATTATTATATAACATAATTTGCACATCATATGTTGCTAATTCTAAAAATGAATCATAACATCCATCTTCTATAGTTTCTCCATTAGGTTCATGATTACATGCTACTTCAAATGTTAATATAGTTTTAGGAAATCCATATAATTTAATTTTATTATTTCCTAAATATTCAAATGTAGGTTCTGCTCTCATTTGACCTGCTAACATCATATATGATTGAGCTGTTATTACACCTTGTACTGATCGATTAATTCCATAACCAGGAGCTACATCACCATATGTACCCCTTGTATTATGAAATGGCATTCTAACATCGACTACATATTGGATTGGAGTTAATGTTAATGCAACTGGTAATTGGTATATACTTTCTCTTTGATCTATAACTTTTAAATCTGTAATGCTACAATCTCCAATCCTAATCCATGGAACAAATTGAGAATATTGAGGTATCGTTACAGCAGCTATAGTTCTAAATAATACTTGTTCTATAGGTATAATTTCTTTTGTTGTGGCATCTTTAAATGGCAATCCTAAATTATATAATCCTTCACTTACAATTATTGAATTTATAATTTTATTCATATTCATATTTAATTCCACATCCTTTCTTATATTATTGAATATTTCATATAATGTATTATATATTATAATATTGAAGTAAAGATGAAATACATATGAAAAGGAGAAATTCATCATGAAAAATATTTTAATTGCACCGAAAAGAAAGAAAAAGATTATCGTAAATGATAATGCTGCTTTTCAAATCCGGCTCAATAAAATTTTAAAGGAAGAGAAAAAATAAAAATGAATTTAGTGAAAAGGGGAATGAATTATGGAATATGCATTTTCAGCTATGAGAGGATTAACAAAAAAAGATGTAAAGGTAATATTTAACATTGCAAATGATCCAAACAATGTTAAGACAATTCAATCCGCAGATGTGATTATTTATCCGAACGGCGTTGTAAGAATCAATGATCTTAAGGATATGCAGGAGATTATTTCCAGTATTAATAATGTTACGATCTTTTCAAAATAAAAACTGAATAATGAGAAAGGGTGATTTTAAAATCACCCTTTATTTTTTTATAAAAATACTGGTTTATTTTTTGTAGAATTTCCCTTTAATACTTTATTAGCATTATATCCGCTCATATTAAGAAATTTTTCCATCATTGGATGAAATCTATTATTCATTTCATCTATAAATTTATCTGTGTATTCTGTTATCATTCCAATATATTGCGAATCTATATCTTCTGATTTCAAATTACTAATACATTCATTAATATTTTTAATGGTATTATTTATTCCTGATATATATGATTCTATAAATTTTGGTATTTCATTATATTTATTTTCTGTATCTTCAAATAATTGGGTATCAATATACCCAATACCAGCTTCATATATAACTTTATATGGAGATGAATTTTTATTGTTTGATTCTTCTATTATGTATTTACAGCATTTATTTACATACTCATTAAATCTATCAAATGCCTCATTAATATTAAATAATGTTATTTTGTAATCTTTTATATTTAAACCCCATTCATTTGCTAATTCATTTATAGAATCCATCATACCTCGATTATATTTTTCAAGAAATTCTTTTATAGCATTATCAATTTTCATATATTAAAACTCCTTTCTTATAATAAACGCTTAAATTATATACACGTTTCTAAATTCAATGATATATTATTAGTGTAGATATAAATAAAATTATATCTTATTTCATATATTTTTTCTTTATATTAATTTACTGCTACTTTTATAAATAATAAATTTCTCCTTTCATATTGGATTATATATAAATTACTCCAAATATTATAAGGGTAGCAGTAATTAATATTATATGAAATATTAATTTTGAAATAAACATGAATTATTTTCATGCTTATTAATATATTAATAAAGTTTTAATTTTAAGGAGGAATTTAAAATGAGTAACATTGAAGAAAAGTATCTTTTAAAAGATGGAGAAACAGTGCCTGAGGGTTATGTTGTAAAAACATGTGAAGTATGTAACAGATCATTTGCAATGCCTGCAGATGTTGCAGAGAAATCAGGACCAATTTGTGAGTCAGCTGAGTGCAAAAATGAATATGAAAGAAGATGCATAGAGCAAACAAAAGCTCTTATGAAATCAGATACAGCAACGCAAACAGAAGCGGAAATCAAAACAGCACTTGGAAATTAAACATATAAAAGAGTGGGATATAATTCTCACTCTTTTATTTTTGTTGTTAAAGGAGAAAAGTATATGGGAAACAATAATGAGTTAAAATATATAACAGAAGAAGAATTAGATAAAATTTTTAAATTTTGGCCATTTAATTTATTACATGAAATATTTGGTGTAAATATTGATTGTATCTATACGAATATTAATAATATTCATACAGTATTAACAGCACCTGATTTGTTAAGTGAAAAAGAATTAGATGTAATATTATATAGATTTAAATCATATATGATATTTAGTGATATTGCAAAAAAGGTGAATGTTACTAAACAAAGAGTGACTGAATTGCAAAATCATGCAATATTTAAGTTAAGAAGAATAATGAATTTCGATTTGAAGAGCATTGATTATAGAACGTATAACGAGATTAATGGAAAATATAATACATTACTTAAATCATATAAAGAATTAGAAAAATATGAAATCATAGGAGAGGATATAAAGGAAAAAAATAAATCTGAAATGTATAAAGACATTAATATTGCAACTTTAAGACCAAAAATGTCTAATAGGTTGTTTAATTGTTTATATAGAGGAGATATATATACAGTATATGATCTAATTAATATGGATATTTATAGAGCTATGAAAATTAGAAATTTTGGTTTAAAAACTTTTGAAGAATTATTAGTAATTCTTAAAGCAAATGATTTAACTTTAAAAAGAGTAAGAAATAGAAAATATGAATATGATGATATATTAAATGCTTCTAAATTATATATAGAATTAATTGGTAAATCACCATTTATAGAAGAGGAGGAAGAATGAGTTTTAAAATAAATAATACATTAAAAGATACCATTGATATGAAATCAGTTTATACAACTTTTATCGTATGTGATTCTCCTGATCAGTTAAAATATTTACATAGAAAATTTATGGATCTGGTATTATCAACAGACGAATTCTTATATGCTAATAAAGATTCTATTATGACAGATGATAGACATAAATATGTATTTTGTTTTTATTCTAATTATGAAAATCTTAACCGTGGTATTGGAATGAATCAAAATAAAATTACTGGAATAATTTTTGAATCTATGATGAATTCATTTATTAATGGAGGAAGCAAAGAATGGGCAAGTATATAACTGAAGATGACAAAGAAAAAATATTAATGTTATGGCCGTATAATCTCAGTAAAGTTATATTTAAAGATGATAACCCATTAGAAATATCTTTAACAGGATTAGATTTAGCATTATCACATTTAGATGTAGATAAAATTAAATTAATTTTATTACGTTATCGAGAATACATGACTTATGATAAGATAATGAGTATAACTGGATTAGAAGACGTAGATAAAATTAATGAAAAAATTCATATTGCTATAACAATATTAAGATCATATGCTGATTGTATTAAAAGTAAATCAATAAAAGAATTTGAATATCCTATAAGCAAAACTAAGATACATTCAGATATATTAAATATAAATTTATCTGTTATTGATATACATCCTTTAGCTATATGGGAATTAAAACAAAATGGAATTGATAATATTCTTAAATTAACTAAGATGGCACCACATGAATTATGGTACACTAAATATATAGGTCAATCTAGATTTATTAAAATATTAGAATATTTAAAATCCCATGAATTGTCATTATCATGTGACGATAATGTTGAACTTAATTATCGTAAATCTTATAAGATTTACAAACAATATTTTTCAGATTAAAAAAAATAAATATGAAAGGGTGGTATTATTATACCACCCTTTATTTTTTATCCATATTTATATCCAGGCTGATTAGATTGAGCATTCAAAATTCTATTTCTAATTTCTGTATCAATAAGATCTTGACGTGCTTTTTCTTGTTGTGCTTTAACAGCTTCCTGAATTTTCTTTTCTTCTTCTGCTGTAAATTTAATTGTTGAATTAGCCATTATAAACACCTCCTTTTGTTAATCCAATTATTTCTTTTTTGATTTCTTTCTAACAAATATATTCTCTTGTTATTTTTATTAGTTTCTTCTTTAATAATATCAAGAACACTTGTTATACTACTCTGTTTAGTAACATATTCATGTAATTCTTGTGAATTTGGTATTGTAGTTTTAACATGTTTAATCATTTTTATTTTCCTCCTTTCTTTATTATAATAAAAATATTTCTCAATGTATATTTTCAAAATATATAATTATTTATTCACGTATATTATAGTAACATATTTAATTTCTACCATTTAATTTAAATAATAAAAAAATGAGGTGATTAAATGGATAATACTATTATTGGTTATGATACAACATTTGAATTGAACGAATTTAATCAACCAAGGATACGTAGTGAAATAGAAACAGTAAAAAATACTATTCTTTTTATTTTATTTGCAAAACCTGGATCATATCCATCTATACCCTATTTAGGTATGGATATACAAAATACTCTATATTCTTTTTATGATGAATTAGATACATCTAAGATGGAAGATGATTTAATTCAACAATGTGAAGCATTACAAGTATTTTTTAATAAAGGAGATATAGGAATAAAGAAAGTAAAATATAAAGGAAAAATACCTTCATTACTTATTCATATAGAAGGTGAAGAAACATATCCTGAAGGTTATATGAAGAATCCAATAAATAATATTAATCGTTATTTAATAGGATTAACTTATAATGAACTAAATGAAATGTTAGTGAATATTAATAGTGAAATATAAAGGAGGTTAATTAATTTGGTTACTAATAGAAAATATATAGAAAAGTTAATATATGATACATATGATGCATTAGATCCATCTGGTACTAATACTCAAAAATATAGATCTATATTAGAAAATTTATCTGATAAAGAATTTGAAAAGTTTTTTAAAGATTTTTTAAAAGACGAACATGAAAACTTTGTGTTAGATATTGTAGAGTTAGAAAGACCAATAAAAATGGAATATTGTCAAAAAGCAGCTAAAGTTGTTGGTATACCATTAATGGAATATGTATATATGCCACATCTTACTATGGATAAATCTAATGTAATAGTATCAAAAGAAAAATGTCTTGTAGGATTTATGAATATTAAAAGACCACAACAAATGGTTTATAAAAAGAATTCATTATCCATATCAGATGAAAAACGTTCGGCTACTACTGGTCAGGTTGTAGCTAAAGATAAAAATGCACGTGATAGTGATATTGAAGCTTCATTGTTAGTATCTTTAGGAGCAAATAAAATACTAGCTGAGTTTCATGGACCAAGAGCTGATGATATTATAATGAAACGACAAATGAATCAAAGTATAAAGAATAAGGGATATGTAATATTAGATGAATTAGAGAATCTTCCTACTAACAAGGTTACTCTTAATACTGTAAATACATATTTATTATCTATGATGCTTAAGTCAGATCTTGTATCAGATACATATATTTTACCTAAAACATCTGAAGAATTATTTACTTAATATATTTTATTTCTAATACTATATTATTAAGCTTACAATAGCGGGATAATACAAATAATATTTAAAAAGGAGATGACAAAAATGGCAAGTTTAAGAATTCAGGTTCTTGGAACAGGATTAATTCCTAGAGGTTTAGGATTAGCTCCTAGAAAAGAGCCATTCCCTGCAGATTTTACATTAATTGGAACTATAATGGCTACAAATGGATTGAAGATTAATTTCTTGAATCCTACAACAAATAAGTTTGTTGAGCTTACAAATAAAAATGTAAAACAAATGTGGGATAAATATTCTGATTATGATTTTACAGGATCAAATAATGTGCCTGTAAAAGAAACAGTAAAGAAACCTGTTGTAGAAAAAACTACAACGCCTCCAGTTGTACCTGTTTCCAATGATTCTAATACTATAGAGAAAGAGAAAGAGGAAGATAAACCTGTTGTAGAGGAAGAGTCAGTTATTAAAATAGAAACTTCTGATGATAATACAGAATCTAAAGAATCTGATACCCAGGTAAATAATAATTCAATGAAACCATCATTCAATAATGGTAATAACAAGAAAAAGAATCATAGATAATATAATGAAGAGGACATAATGTCCTCTTCATTTATTTTTATTTTAATGATATATTTTTTAAATGTATATAGAACAATCTATACATAAAATAAATCAAAAAATGGAGGTATAAAGAATATTATGTCAGATAACGCCTATGAAGAGCTTGAAGTCTACGATTTACCTACTATACGTACAATCGAAGATTGTGAACGTGAATTTCCTGATGTCATAATTATTTCAAGGTATGATACATATGAAAAATTTGATGAATTGTATTATAAGGTTTACTACGCATTATGCGCATGTATAGAAATAAAGGAATGCGCAGGATATCCTATAAAATTCAAATTTTATCCAGATGAAGATCATATTTATAGTTTATCTATGGCTAAATTCTTATTGAATTTAAATGCATGGAGACCATTAATAGAATTGCATAGTCTTAGTGATTATTATAAAAGACAGATAGAAGTTCTTGATGAAAGTTTCATAGTTGGTACAATGATGTCTGATTCAATGAGAATGGGTTTAGAATCAAAAGTATTAAAAGTATTAAATGATTATGGAATTGATTTTAGTAGAACTTCTATATTGTTAAAAACAGTTATTGAGAGATATCAAGAAGCATCTATCGAGTTTGCTCTTACACGAGGTAGTAGTGTTCTAACATATGAAAGTATATTTCTTAATGACTATAGGACATCAGAAAAAATTAGAGAATTAAATAACTTAAAAATACCACAAAGTTTACAGACATCAGAAGTAGAAGATGTATTACGTGAAAAGACTAATGAACTTATTACAGAACTAGGTAGAACAAAGAATCCTATATGGTATATAAGTAAAGCTGGTAATCACATAAAACAAAAACAGGTACAGGAATTATATATTTCATATGGTCAGATTCCAGATGTATCAGGTAATGTTATTCCTTATACAATGCAAGGTAATGGTTTTTCTACTGGCTATCTTGATCCTGCTACATATTATATTGCTGCAACTGGATCTAGATTATCAGCTATTATGAATAAAGCACATATGGGTGAAGCAGGTTATTTATCACGTAATTTGATATTAGCTAGTAGAACTATGACATTATCTAGAACTATGTATGATTGTGGAACAAAACATATGTTACATTTAAAAGTAACTGATAGTACATTCTTACATAGATTAGAGAATAAATGGTATTGTGAGCATTTAGGTCAGCCTTTAAGATTAATTCATTATGCAGATTGTAAACATCTTATAGGTAAAACTATATGGGTACGATCACTAATAACATGTGCTGGTGGAAATGAAGTATGTCATGTATGTTATGGTAATGATAGTAATCTTGTTATGAATATGCCAGGTATGGCTATATTTAATACAGAGGTGTACTCGGAGCCTGTTGGACAAAATATTCTATCTACAAAACATTTATTATTTACAGCTGCTAATAAAATTGTATTCAGTAATTCTTTCAATAAATATTTTAAATATGATTCTGGTGATATATATATGAAAGAAAAAGATGAATGGGATTTAAATATATCTGCAGAAAATTTTACTATAAGAATAGAAATAGAAAATGTAATTCCTATCAATAAACAAGACTTAGCAGAATATAATACATTTGGTAATCATATTGAATCACCTTTCTATATTTATAATAAGAAAGATAATACATATGATAAAATTGAGATTATAAATTATGAATCCATGTTTATTGATGCAACATCTATGAAGAGTTTCAAAATAATTACTGATAAAAAGAATAATAAACAATATTATGAAATTCCGTTAGATGTTTTATCATCTGATCTTGAAGGTAGATTATTGTCCATTGATATTAAGAATAATGGATTAACAGATAATCTTTATATGATCATGAATATTCTTAATAAAAATGCAAATAAATATGAAACCTATGATCAATTAGCACAGGAATTCTTTGAAATACTTATTAATTCAGGAATTAGGTGCAGGCATGTGCAAGCAGAAGTTATTCTTAATAGACTTATTAGAGATGCTAATAATCTTTATAATAGACCTGACTTCTCACAATTCAAACAACCTGAATACAAGATACTTACATTGAATCAAGCTTTATTAAATACTAAAGCTCCTACTATAGGATTTTCATATCAAGAAGTTAAAAGACAAATTTTATCAGATGCATTATATGAAGATAAAGATGGATCATCATTCTTGGATCCTTTATATGCAGATAAAATTAGTACGGATCATTTAAGAGAGTTAGTACAAAAGATAAGTGAAAGGAGAAAAATGAGACATGCAACAGCCTAAATGTAATTATGAAAATGCAATTAATGCATTGAATGAAATGAATCAAAGTATCGAAAAGCAAATGAAGGAATCAGAAGATGTAAAAAATGGTACTATGACATTAGATGAAAAACTCGATCAAGAAGGTTATACTTTATTTAAAATGATAACCGAAGATATCGAAAAAATGATGAATGAAAAAGTAGTACAAGATGTATTTGAAATTATTAAAAATTCTACTGATAAACAAATGGCAGATGCTGTTTGTAGTTTAATGATGACATTAATGGCATTTTCTTCTCATGATGCAGTTAGTAGATATGATGAGATGATTACAGAAAAATTAAATCATCAATTTGATATCATTAATAACAATATGTTGATGTTGAAGAGTTCTATAGAAGCTCATGATGCAGTATTAAAAGTACAGAAGAAAAAGATTGATGATCTTGAAATGAAATCAAAGAAAATTCCTGAAAGTAAATTCTTTAATAATTAATTTAGGAAGGGGATTAATCCCCTTCCTATTATTTTTTATGATATATTCTCTATATAGAAAGGAGATGGATATATGGGTTATAATCCAAAAAAATCTGTATGGTTAAATCCTGATATAGAATACATATTTGGTGATGAAATTATTGAATATGATATCAGAGATGCAGGGTTTAATTTGATACGACAATATAAATTATTACCTGAAGAAAAAATAAAAGAATTATTATATATGGAAAAAATGGAAAGGCATATTACTATAGGTAAGATACAAGGAGCAGATAAAGATTTTTCTGATGTATTGATGAATAAATTTGCAGAAATCAGATCTATATTTATTAATACAAATAAAATCCGTGATAATGATATTATTAGTGTTAAAAAAGATGCTCTATTTATTATCGGTGAACAACAACGAACAAAATTTGGAATGGTTGAGTTTCGAGATAAGAATAGATATTCTTCATATATTAGATTTCCAAATATAAGAGATTTAGAAATTTATTATGGAGAAGATAATTTTGATATAAAAGGTATGGGTGATTCTGCAATATCAAGGCATAGACTTTATA